CGCGTCTGGTCGGACACGAACCGCAGCGCCTGCGTTACGATGTCGGCGCTTTGCTCATCTCGAGGCGTGCGCGGATAGGCCTTGGGGTCAGTGCGCCTGTTGCGCTCCACGCCCAAAATGCTGTCCACTTTCCTCTTGATCCGATTGAAAACGATGGGCGGCTGACCGCGCTGCTTCAGCGTGGCGATCTCCTCACGCGTCCATTGCTTGCCGTCGTAGTAGTCGCGCGCCAGGGCCGAGCGGTCGCGGGCCTCTTCCATCGTGTCGAGATACTCGCGCACCATCTTCCTAATGCGCTCGGCGCCGTCCTCGCCCGTGTCGGGCTTAGGCGACATGCTTACAATACTCGCCAATTGTCCGCCTTTGGTGGGGGCCTGTAGTCGCGTGGTCGCGTCAATGGTTCAGGCGCGGCAGGCGTAAAGCCTGGATGCGCCATGTCGATCACCATGCCCATCAGGGCGCAGGTATCGACCAGATCGTCGTGCTTGCCGGCCGGGAAACTGAGAAGCTGGTTCAAGACCTTCTCGCCCAGATCCGTCTTCGGCAGGCTCACCTTGCCCATCGCAGCGCGGGCCTGAAATGCCCGGGCGCGGGTCGGCTTGTCCGAGATAGACGGTATCCATTCCGTTCGCGCAAACACGCGAAGCTCGTTCATGCGACGGGTCAGCATCGGCTTGACCGCCTTCACGATGACGCCAGCCTCTCCAAAGTAGCAGAGCGGCTTGTGTTGCTTGACCAGCCGCAACAGCTCCTCGATCCACACATCCGCCGAGGTCTGGCCGGTCCAGCCATCGATGAGCGTCAGCGTGTCCTCGTAATAGTTCCACACGAGATGGGCGGTCCAATCGCCGCCGTCCTCGGTCACCGCGTAATCGCTGGTGATGTAGATATGACCCTTGGCCGGCGCGTGATCGTGGCGCTTGAACCAATCCCTCAAGAAGAACGTGCCGTCGTCAGGCGTCGGGTTCTGCTGGTAGAGCGCCTCGAAGTCGCGCGGCCCGATTGCGGCCTTGATGCGCTTCAGGGCGTCTACGTTGTACCGCTCAGGCCAGAGCGCCTGGCCGTCCTTGATCGCAGGCAGGTTGACCTTGACCCACTTGTCACCGCCGTTGTTCTCGGCTTCCAGCAAGCGCCCGCCTAGGTCGTCCTCATGCCAGCGCGTCTGGATCAGGATAACAGCCCCACCGGGCATCAGGCGAGTGTAAGCGGTCGATGTGTACCAGTTCCAGATCGTCTCGCGCCGTAGCTCGCTCTCGGCTTCCTCGCGATCCTTCACGGGGTCGTCAATCAACAGGATGTGAGCGCCGCGACCCGTGACGGCCGTGCCGACACCAGCCGCAACGTAAGCGCCGCCCGCGTCAGTGTTCCACCTGCCGGCCGCTCGGCTATCCTCCGCCAGCTTCACATTGAACAGGCGTGAGAACTCATTGGTCCGTATGATGTTGCGAACCTCGCGCCCGAAGTCCGAGGCGAGGTCGCTGTTGTAGCTGGCCGCGATAATCTGCTTGTCTGGGTTCCGACCCATGTACCAGGCGGGAAAGCGCCTTGAGGCCAGTTCGGACTTGCCGTGCCTTGGCGGCATGAAGATCATCAAACGGTCGATCTCGCCCCGCTCTACCGCTTCCAGCTTCTCGGCTATCTCGGAATGTGGCGGCGCGGGTTCGTAGGCGTGGTTGGTGTATTCAGTGAACGGGATCAGACCCCTTCGCGCGTGACGCCTCCGCAATAGCTCCTGCGCTGCCATTGCTGGCGAGATATGCGGTGAGATCCTCGTCGCTGTATTCATCGACTGTGATGTTCCGGTTTGTGCGAATCGACTGTTCGATGCGCTCGCCGCTCAGGATGCCCAGCTCTTTGATTGCCGCTATTGAGGCCGCGTGAGAGGCGTCAGCCTTCGCAGCTACCAGTACCTCTTGAGCCTGCTGGATGAGCCAGGCGAGCGTCACAGACGTTTGTGCGGCTATTGGTTTGCGTAGTTCTGCGATCCGTTCGCAGACGTTAGCATTGGTTAGCAGTCGGCTAGCATTGACCTTGGCGACGTTGTCGTCCTTGCACTTGTAGCCAGCGGCTTTGTAAGCGTCGGTCTGGTTCATGCCCTCGACGATTGCGCGGCAGAAGCGTTCCTGCTGTTCGCTCAGGTCACTCACGATGCGTACGTCCAACCATAGTCCGAACGCCAGTTCCCGTTCACCTCGACATACCGCAGCTTCTCAATGCGGATGCGGCCATCGCTGAACGTCACGGTCACGTCCGTGTCGCCATAGCCCATGCCGAGGCCATTCGTGGTGAGCGTGATTTGCCCGCCTGAAACTGAGACGCTGCCGGCGATGTTGTTGTCAGCGACAGCGGCTGTGATGGTTGCGCCGTTGAGGACATCCGTAAAGTCGAGCGTGGTCTTCGCTGTCTCGTCTTCACGTTGCTGCAAGACGAACCTCCCAACACGATGGTCTTTAGTAACGCCGCGCAAGATCTCGCGGTTGTTCTCGCGGTATCGAATAGTTGGGTGCGGGTAGGCCATTACTTGCCTTCCTCTGCGTCACTTCACGAACTGTTGATTTGTAGACAGCCATGTAACTTGAAGCGGTAACGTATCCCGCAACAGGCGAATGCGTATGTTTGGGACATGCGCTGTGAAGCGCTGTGATGTTTGACAATCAATCGGGGCTGGCACGGCAGCAACCGTGTTCTCCAGCCCCTAACGGGAAAAGGACACCCGCTATGACCAAATATACCGCAGAAAAGCCTTTTGAACAGCAAGCCTGCCTTGCGTTCGTTGGACTTTCAGTTGTCACCGCCACTTTGGGATTTTGGTCCCGAGGCTGGCTCCCCGGAACACTGCTCACCGTCGCAATGGTGGTGATTGTGTTCTTGCTGTCCCGCGCTGTGGAGCGTGTGATGGAGGCTTGGGAAACAAAGAACTACGCCACGGCGACTATCGCCGCAGTCCTCGGCGTAGGTTTCGGCTGCATCGAGGCCGGGCTTAACCACGTAGGCCTGGAACACCTCAACGCAGAATACGCCTTGGCCCCTGATTGGGCTCTGTGGCCCGCCTGCTTCTTCATCTCGCTGGTCAACGTGTTCGCCAGCTTCGGTTTCGCAACAGGCGCCGGTAATCAACCCGGCCCGTCTACTCGCTGAGAAGCGCTGGAACAAAGTGGCCTAGAACGAAGAACCCTCGCCCTCACCGGCGGGGGTTTTTTCGTATCCGACCCACTCGGACCGCTCTTTCAGCAGGTTCAGCGAATACCGCCTCTTGGCCTTTCGTCGGACGTCTTCCCGGACAATCGGCCTGTCGCTAAGAACCAGATGAAACGTAGCAAAGCCGTCATTTGGACAGTCAGCCATGAACCAGACGTACACGTGACGCCGGCGCGCTGCGGCCAGGCGAAAGCCCATCTGCCCGACAGCCTCGTCGCGCTCGGCTTCGTAGGCGCAGCGTTGGTAGATGCGTTGCAGCTCGCTGGTTCCGCTGTCATCGGGTGCGGTGAGCGAAACAACGATGAAATCAAGGGTTGCGACGGTTTCGGGATCGGGTGACCAGCGCGCGGTTTCGATCTGCGTGACCATGTCGCGGGTTGGTAAAATCAAAGGGCGGCCCCCTAAAGAGCCGCCCCCCAGCGGATTGGCCGCCACCTAAAGGGCGCCCGGTGTCGGCGTCGCGCTGTAACGGAAAATGGCGGCTCCACACAGGAACCGCCACTCTGAATTTCAGAAATAAAGCGATTTGTGGGCGTTGTAAATCACAACTAGCAAATATGGCAGAACTGGCAGATCACGCCGCCTCGCGTTTGAACATGCCCATGTGATCCGCAAGGGCGGTTAAGCCGATAGCCAGGTTGTCGATTGACCGGGGCGGCGACCCCCTCATGACGCGTTCTACGTCTTTCAGGGCGCGCAATGAATAACGCCGGATGGCTGTCACCGCTTCGATGTACTCGTTCTTAGCGGCGATAGCCTGCTCCAGTGTCATCCCGCCCTCGCCGCTGCCCTGCACGAACTCCCTAAGCGGGCCTGACACGAGGCGCGGGGCGCGGATGGCGACCACGTACCGGGCATACACGGTTCGGGCGTAGCGGCCTGCGTGGTACTGCTCCTCGGTCAGTCGGGCGGCCACCCTATCGACCGGGCAGACTTCCTCACGGGCGAGCCTGTAATCGCCAAATAGGGCCTGTCTACGGGCGATTGTCTCGGGCGTTGGTTCGATCACCTCGCCCCGAGGGGCTTTGCGGCGGTTGATCTCCTCGTCTGACAGGCGCGGCTTGCCGCATGGGTAACGTGGTCCTGCTTTTCGCGGTCGCCCCAATCGCCCCATTGGATTACTCCGCTGAACCGTTGGTGAGGGTCGCTTCGACGAACGTCACGCCATCAAGGAAGGATACGGGCGCCACAACTTCCGGTGCGTCCTTGATCAATACCATCGCCTCGTCGGCGCGGGACAGGCGATCCTGCGCTGCCAGGTATGCGTCAGAAGCGGACGTATATGCGCGGTTTGCTGTGATCTGGTCGGCGCGTGCTTCCATCTGTGCGGCAAAGGCGTGTCGCACTGCGGCGCTGGCTTCCTTGAATTCGTTCAGGGCGATCTTGTAGGCGTCGGTCATAGGTAGCTCCTTGGGTTGTTAGGACAGTCGCCGGGAGACATCCCCGGTGACGTAAGACCGCTTGCGCTTTGTTTCGGGCGGTCGGGGTACGCTGGTTACATTCGGTGCGGGCTGCTGACGGCCTTTAACGGCGTAGGCGTTGCAGCGGTCCTGGTAGGTGGATCTAGGCGTCCGGAAGTTTGGCGAAGCTTCGGACATGCACATGGGGCGAAGGGCTCGCAGGTGCTGGCAGCCTTCGCAGGTTTGGCGCTGGACGAGCTGGGCGGCTTGGGAAGCAGCCTGCTTCACATCGTGGGTTTGGTTGCGGCGAGAGGTCATGTTGCCTCGCTTTCACAGGACCAGATTTCGCTCTGGCGCTGGATGTCGGTTGGCCAGCCCGTGTCATCGGTGAAACTGCGCTCAATGAAAAGGACGCGGTTTGTCGGCTGGGCCGTGAAGCGTCCGTTGCGGAGCGCCAAGAACATGAACTCTTTCGATTGTTCAGGCTCTGCGCTGAAGCCGTCGTGCATCGGGCAGGCTGTGAACAGGTATTCGCCTAGATGCTCGGCAGGGCCGCACTTGGCGCGGGCTTCAAGGCCGCTCAAATAGGTGTAGCGGACGAGGCTGAACTGGTCGCCGTAGCAGTCCCAATGCTGGCTTTCCTCTAACAGCCAGTCCTCAGCGTCAGCGTGTTGAGCCAGCGCATGAAGCGGCACGTCACGGACTACGGCGCCGCATTCTAAGAGCACGTGGCATCCCCATGCACGGCCCGCGAAAGAGCGAAGGCCAAACCATACAGCGGGTTCGAAACCGGTCTGCTCGCCAGTGCGGACAAAGCTGCGCTCTACGTGGCAGTAGATGTGCTGGAGCAGGCTTCCAGATCCGGTGCAGAGGGTCATGCCAGAAATTCCTTCAGGAATGCCTCGACCTCACCCACAGATCGGCAGACCTTGAACGGTTGTTTGTTGGCGATGCACCATGCCCCAAACTCCCTTTGCGAGACGGTCAGCACGCCGCCGAATGCCTTCAGCTCGATCCACAGGGGCGAGCCGTTGGGCCGCAGAATGCAGACGTCAGGAATGCCAGGCTTGACGCCTTGTGCCTTCAGCTTGGCCGCGACGGACTTGAGCCTGTGCCCCCCGTTTGGGCTATGAAACCAGCGCCAATCCTTTGGTAGCTTGGCGTCGAGGTATTGGGCAACCTGAACCTGTATCTGTTCTTCGGTCAGGTAGGTTGCGAGCTTGGCTGCCGGGATGCGTTCTTGGGGTTTGCCAGCAGGCCTGTCGGCTTCGGCAAGCGCATGGCGTGCGTTGTGCTTGCTCATGCTGCGAACCGCTTGATCTGCGCATCGGCCCGGAACGTGCGCGCCCTGCGGCCGTTGGCGGAGTACACGGGGTCAGGCTCCAGCCCGAACTTTTGGCACGCAAACAAGACGCTGGAATGGTGCATTCCGCCGAACTGCCTGCCGATGCTTTCATAGCTCATGCGGCCACGGAAATGCTTGTAACAGATGGCCATTGCGATCTGTCGGCGATGCGAGATATGCCATTTGCGCGAGCGAACCAACAGCGCGCCAGGCTCTAGCTCAAAGTGCCGCTCGACGTGTCTGCGGATCTCAGCGCAACGATACATGCCAGCCGTTTCGGCTGCGAGGCGATCAAAGTCGGATCGCTCTTCGGTTGTCTCGGATAGTGATTGCCCGTCCCACATAATCAGCTCCCATGCCCTTTGTGTCAGCATCCGTTGCGGCGTTCAATTGTTAATTAAGAGGCGTGTTGCGTTGTGCCTATTTCTGAAACGTGGCATGGATTGTATGACCTTGCAACACAAAACGAATGGCACGTGAATGGCAAAGAAATCGGCTTACATCAGCTTGCGAATTGACCCCGCCACGCTTGATGTGTTTCGCGCCATCGCCAAACGTGAGGACCGGACGTTGTCCAGCGTGGTCACGAAGGTTCTGGCGGATTACGCTAAGCGCAAACGGGCTAAAAATTAGTTAGCCGAAAGCCGTTCGATCCCCGCAACAAGCTCATCGCGCAGCCTGTCGGTTTTCTCGCAAGCCGTTTCAGGAAAGCGCAACAGCATCCGGTTGAGCGCGGCCAGTTCGTTGCGTAGCTGCTCCAGCGTCGGCGCTTCCGTGATCGT